CGTGCCGATCTTGGCGAACAAAGCGGCATAGACCGTGCGCGACACCGCCGCACCGTTGGCCCGGAACCAACCCGGGGGTGGCGTGGCCATGGCAAAGGTGCCGATGCGCCCGACTTCGGAGTCCTCGATAATTTTGCGCAACGCTTTGAGCGCCTTGGTCGTGGCCAGGATCTCGCTGCTATCGGTTTCCGGATCGTCGCTTTTGGCGTTGGGCAAGTTGCCCAGATCGACGTCGTCCTTGGTCGTGGCACGGGCACGCAGCCCCTCGTAGTCGCCATCGCGCAGGGCGATCCGTTTGACCAAGGCGTCGGTGATGGGCTCGCTTTGACGCTGGTCTGTGATCTCGCCCGACACCGCCACGCTGGCCAGCTCCACCACGTAGTGGGCCGTTCCGTTGCTGTCGGCGTAGTCGGCCTGCGCCTCACCAAACACCACCTTCCAAACGGCCACGGTGTCACTGCCTTCGCGGGCCAGCGCTACATCCAGCCAGGCCTTGGCCGGCAGTGCCGGCAGCTGCACCTGGACAGGCTCAGCCAGCTCGACGCGGATCCCTTCCACGTAGGCAATGCCCGCTTTGATCTGGTATAGGCCGAAACTGCGTTCCATCTGCAGGCTGTTGGCCAGGTAGCAGGCGCGGCCAAACACGTCACGATTACTCATGCGCTCGCGCAGATCGATGCCATTCAGGCGCACCGTGAAGTCGTGTTGCCAGGTGCTGGCATCCACGGTGACGCCGGTCAGTGCCTGAGCCCCGTTGAACTCCACCAGGAAGTTGCGGGTGACGTTGTTGCCGATCTGCAGCGGCGGGATGTTCTTGCGCTTCTGCTGTACCGGGACCGTGGCAACAGCCAGCAGTACGCCTTCGGCGGCTTCCAGGCCGATCCAGTTAAAGTCCCAATCCCCCACATCGGAGCCGACCATCAGGCTGTAGATCACCTGGTTGGGACTGACGTAGCCTTTGCGGTCATAGACTTTGGTGTACACGATCTGATTGGCCGGCGGCTTGCCGGCGGCTCGATCGACCGGCGCGTTCGGGTCAAGGCCTGGAACCAGGGCCAGCACGAAGCGAGCAATATCAAGCTTCTCCCCAGCGCCTTGTTTTTGGGCAATGAGGCTTTCGCCGGCAAGGGTAATGCTCGCTCCCATGGGGGCTCCTAAAATGAATCGGTCAGAAAGGTGAGAATGGCGAGCTCGTTGATCACGACCAGGCGGCTTGCGCTGTCATCCAGCGTGGCAATCAGGGTTTGCTGGTCGTCGTTGAAGTCGGCCACACCGATGTTCAGCTTCACCGGGGTGATCGTGACGAAGTCGTAACGCCGGCAAGTGCGCCCGTATTGCTGCATCAGGACGCGCAGCAGCACCGGGTTCTCGCTCAGTTGCGTGTCGGACAGGTGCAGCAGGACCACGTCCCAATCCAGATCCGGCAGGCGCTCTTGGATCTCCACATAACCCACGCCCAGGCGTTCGAAGATGCGCACCATGCCGGCGGTGCTGCCGGCGTCGACGGCATTGATGAAGGCGTACTTCACCCGTCGGCGGTACAAGCCTTCCGGTTCGCCGTGAAAGCGCTGAATGTCACGCTGCCAAGCCAGCAGATCGAGCACGCTCAGGTGACAGGTTTCGGCGTCCAGCTGCAGCAGCGGCCAGTTCAGCCAGTTCTCAACCTTGCCCCACCAAGACTGCGCGGCGGCTTTGAGCTTGGCCAGCTCTGGCCCGTCCAGCCAAAAAGGCAGGCTCAACTTAAGCATTCAGCACAACCTCAACCCCAGTCAGGCGCGGGATGGTCAGCTGAGAAATGATGTCGTCATTGTCGAAGTCCAGGGAGTCGATCCCCGGGAACTGCTGATGCAACTCCTCGCCCAAACGGCTGAAGGAAAAACGGGACTGCGGATGGGTCAGCGTCGGCTGGTAGTCGCTCGCAGTGCTTTCACGGAACGCGGCGCGGATGTACAGCTCGATGTCAGATTTCAACTTCGGCCAGCGCTCGGCACCGACCTCGGCTTTCGGCCAGACCCGCAAACTCACGGCGTGCAGCGTGGCCGGCATCTCCAGCACCAGCAGGTCGTCGCCGTGGCCATGGTTGCCCTGGTCGCGAATAGAGTTGTTGATTTCCGCCAGGTAGGTATCCGCCGGCGAGTCCGCTTCGAACAGCACAAAGGCATTGGCACTGCCGGGGCCCCGGGGTGCGTTGTGTTCGAAGTAAACGCCGTCGGGCTGCACACCCGGGAACGCGGCGATCATGGCGCGATACACCGCGTCGGTGTGCCATTGGTTGACCGCGGAGAACTGGTTGCGCACGCGAAGGCGTAGCTCGTCATCGGGCTCGGTGTCAGCGCCTGGCTGGCTCAGCCAGCCGTCAGCGTTCACCACCTGGACAACCCCGGGTACCGGCTCCGGCAGGATCGAAAAGTAACCTGGTGCAAGGTTGAAGCCGCTGCCGGCCTGTTTCGCTCGGGCCAGCACGCGGATCTGCGATTCGCCATCGGCAAAGCTCGCCGCTGCCACCGTCAACAGTTCGTAGACGTTGCCGTTGATCGCGATCGACTGCACGCGGGTACCGGCGGGAATTTCTAGCAAGCCAGCTAGGGCGCTGCGCGTGAACAGCAACAACCCTTCCGCCTTGGTCGCTGGCTTGCGGGTGACGTTGACCGCCCAGGCCAACATGTCCAGCCAGGCACCGGTCGCCGTCTTCACAAAGAAGTTCGGCAACACGGTGCCGGCAATGAACTCGATAAGCCACATCACCGGCTTGGTCACTAGCGCGGTGATCACCCGCCAGAACGGCGACCAGGCACTGGTGTTGCTCAGCTTGCTGCCCTGGGCGACGACCTCGAGCTCCCACGCGGCGCGCAACTTGGCCTCGGTGGTCGGAATGCCGGCGTCGCTCAACGCCTGTTTGAAATCCACGTCACTCACAGCACTACCTCGACAGATCCAAATTCAACGGTTTTGGCCGTGACCAGGTACTGGCCCTTCTCTTCTTCCAGGATGCGAACGGTGCCCGGTACCAGTCGCACGTCGGCCTCGACCAGCAGCTCCAGTTGCTGGATGCAGTCGGCTTGGCGGAAGCGATCGCGCTCGGCCACCAGCGTCACCAGCAGCCCGCTTTCGCGGATCATGTGACCGATGTCCTGGGCAATGCTGGCCCGATCATCCACCAGCAGCGGCTGGGCCGACGGGTCCAGAGTCAGGTCGTTATCGGTGATCAGCAGATCGATATAGAGACTCATCCGCCCACTCCCATCGCGACCATGTTTTCCAGCTCGAGCGGCGTCATCGGTTTGGCGGTGTGGATCTCAACCTTCTCAACATGCGTACCCTTGTTCTGGCTGCTGTTGTTTTGAATGCTGGTCAGCAACCCGCCCGGGGGCACGGCCGTCGGCCGCGCTGGGGAAAGGCTTGGAATGGCTCCGTTGATGGTCTGTTGGGCTTTCTGCCCAGCGTCGGCGGTGTTGGCCGCGCTCACTGCAGCGTCGACACCTGGTATTTCAGGCATGCCGCCAAAGCGCGCTTCGATGTTCACGCCCGGAATGCTGTTGATCATCTCGATCAGGCTGTTGATGGCCTTGTAGAACACACCGACGATGCTGTCCCAGGCGCCTTTGGCCATGGCTGACCAGCCGCCCATGGAGCCGAACCAGTCGGACAGGGTCTTGAACTGATCGCTGACCCACTTGAAGGCGGCGCTGTTCATCAACGCGGCGGTCCATTCGTCCCAGTAGTAGACGGCAGCCACCACCAACGCGACCAAAGCCACGATCCCGACAATGATCCACAGGATCGGGTTGGCCAGCAGCGCGCCGTTGACCAGCCAGATAGCGGCCTGCCAAGCGAGCATCCCGACTTTGACCAGGCCCATCCACGTGTACAGCAGCACCAGGCCGGCGACGAAAGCGATCGTCATGACGGTGTGAAACAGGAACATGGCGATGCTGCGGTAGCCGGTCCAATTCAGCAGCTTCCAGACCGTCAGCATCCCCAGCCAAACCATTTTGGACATGCCCACCGCCATTGTGAGCAGGGACATGCCGGCGATGATGCCGAAAATCACCAGCGTGGTGATGCCGATCATCCTGGTGATGTTGGGGAACAACTGAGTCCAACGGGTCAAAGTGCCGGCGATGCCCACCAACTTGTCCATCAGCGGAGTGAGCAGCGGGATCAGCGCCTGGCCGAAGGCAATGCGCAATGCTTGGACGGCAGCACCGAACTGTTGCCACGGGTCGACCATGGCCTTGGCCATTTTCTCGGCGTTCTCCAATCCACGGACTTTGCCCAACTGGTCGAGGCCGTTTTTGAACCGGTCAGTGTCCTTGGCCAGGGCATTGATCACCCGTGCGCCTTCGCCGCCGAACGCCTCGGTCAACTTGGCGCCGGCAGCGGCGCTGGTCAGGTCACCAAACTTGCCCTCCAGCTTGCTCAGGATGTCGGCCATCGGCATCAGTTGGCCGTTCTGCTCGGTAAACTTGATCTTGAGCTTGTCCGACGCCGCGCCGATGTTCTCGAAAAACGACTTGTACAGCCCGCCGGCATCGCCACCTTCCATGGTGCTGCTCAGCGTACCGATCACCGCGAACTGCTCGGCGATGTCGACGCCGGCCGTGGTAGCGAGCTGGCCCACTTCCTTGAACGCATCCTTAAGTTGCGCGCCGTCCGTGCGGAAAAGCTGCGCGGCCAGTGCCGTCTGGCCGCCCAGCTTCTCAACCCATTCACTTTTGCCCATGGCGTCAGCCGAGGTTTTGAACAGGTTGTACATGGTGCCGACATAGGCGCCCATGGTCTCGGCGTCCGACTTGGTAGCCTTGGCCAGCAGGTTGCTGGTGTTGGTGAAAGTGGCCAACTGATCCCCGGCCAGTCCCTTGATCGCGCCCGAGATGCTGTAAGCCGACGCCACGAAGTCCTGGGCGTTCTCGCCATAGTTCACGGAGAACTCCAGAGACTTCTGGTTCAGGGCATTCAACGCTTCTTCAGCCACGCCCAACGAACGAACTTCGCCCAGGGCGCGGTTCATTTCCAAGGCAGGGGCCAATGACTCAGTAATGGCGACTCCGGCGCCGACCATACCGCCCAAGCCCAAGCCCATCGTCTTGATGTTCTGCTCGCTCTTTTCGGCAAGGTCGGAAAAACCCATTTTCACCTTGCCCAGGGGCGCGGTGACCTTGTCGGTCAGGCTCAAGATGAAGGCCAGGCGGGCGGCGCGGTCAGCCATGTGTTTTTATCCGTTCAGAGCAAGGGCGATGCCGTTAGCCACGGCGATTTCCATGCGTTTCCAGTGTTCGTCTTCCAACCACTTGGCGGTGCCCATCACCTCGGGTGTGGGCTCCTGACCAGGCAGCCAGCGACCGGCCAAGGCCATCAGTTGACCTAGGCCGTCCTCGCTTAGGCGCTCAGCGTGGTCGAGTGCTTTTTTACGATGATCTCAACGTCCGGCGCGTACTCCTCGAGCAGGGCACCGGCGATCTGCATGGTCATCACCGGGTTGGCCAGCAACGCGCGCAGATCGGCGCGCTGGTCGGCCACAACGGTGTTACTCAGCAGGTTGTGAGATGGCGCCACCTTGTTGTTGGCGGTCACGGCGTTGAAGTACTTGGTCACGTCCTGGGGCGTCAGGGTGAAAGTGAATTCTTGGGCGCCGACTTCCAGGGTGATATCGCGTTTTTCGGTCATGTTCTTTTCCGTTGCGGGGGTTGGTTAAAAAGGTGCTGCAGGCGTTGTTCCAGCCGGTCTTCCAGCTTTTCCATGGCCTTGTCGATGTGCTCGGCCCGCACGTATCGCTCGGCGACCTCGATGCGAAACTCCAGGTGCTCACGACGGGCCGCGCTGATCTGTTTGAAGAGGTACATCTGAAAGCCCACCACCCCGGTCAGGACCAGTTCGGTCAGCATCAGCAGTACGCTCACGGCCATGGCTGAAAGCTCCATTTCACGCGCTCCAGTTGCCACGCCCGCCAATCCGGACGGCGGCGTACATCAGCCAGGCCAGAGGCTTGGGCATGCCCTCCTCGAGCAAGGCGTCATAAAAGATCTGGTCAGCCTCGGCCTTGGTGAAGGTCCAGGTGCCGTGGGTGTAAATGAAGTCGTGCACAACCGACGGACGACGGGCGCACTCGTCGTCACGCGGGATCAACCACCAGACCGGCCGGGGCACGCTGGCCAGGTCGGTGCGGTAGCACTTGGGCACCGTCACCAGCTTGTTGCTGGCCGTCAGGTAGAACAGCGGCCTGATCAGTTGCCATTGCTTGGTGCCCTTCACGGCCTTGACGACCAGTTCGCTCCTAAAGGCCATCGGCGGCGCACTCCACGCGGATCGTGTTCGGGGCCGTGTCACTGGCAATCTGCGTGCGCAGCAGCACACGCCCGGTCTCCGGTGCCTTGCAATACAACGCCACCAACGTGGAAGCGCTGCGCGCCACCACTGCGTGGGTGTCGCTGAAGGCGCAGCCGATCAGGGCAACGACGGTGAACACGGCAATCATCAACAGACGTGTCATTCAGTAGCTCCAGATTGCAGGGCTGGGGAATCGGCCACCTGCCGGCGCCATGCCCAGGTGCAGGAAACGAGCGTTACCGCGCTGGCTGATGCCGAAGCGGGTAAACTTCAGGTTCATGGCCAGGCGCAGGATCTCCACCGCGTCTTCACCACGGCAGCGCACATCAACCGCCAGACCGGTGCAGTGCTCACCTGGTGCGGGTTTGTTCACCTCCACCGGGTGTTTCGGGCAGCGATAAGCGCTGCTCAACGCCATGGGCCGGCCAAACTGCTGACGCAGGGTCACCAGCTCGGCCATGAACGCCGGATCCATCTCGGCGCCGGTGCTGTTGCACTTGCCACATTTGCAGCGCAACTCAGCCGCGGCGAAGTGCGGCCAGGTGATGGGGTTCATCGGCGTTGTCCTTGCTCGAAAAGGGATTGGCACGGCGTGCAACGAGTGATGCCACCCAGCGCCTGGCGCTTCTCAGGGATCAGCTCGTCACAGTCCAGGCAATGGCTGCGGCTCGGCCCGGTCGGACGTGCTTTGGCGAGTTGGGCAGTGATCGCCTGTTCACGCTGGCGTTGTTCCAGCGCCTGGGCACGATCGAACGGGCATACCATCAGCGCAGGCCCTCGATCTCGGCAGCAGCCAGATACGGCACGCCATTGATGCGAATGAAGTCCGGGCTGGTGACGTCAAACGGCACCTTGTGCTTGGATTTCTCGCCGCCTTTCGGGTCGACGCTCAGCAGGCTGGACACCTTCAACTTGCAGGCGAACGCCTCGACGCGCAGTTCCTCATCGCCGGCTTTGGCGAAAAACACGACGTCGAAGGGCTCGAGCTCGCGAAAGCTGCCGGCGCTGCGAGCGGCCTCGATCAGCAGATTGAAATTGCTGGTGTCGAACTCCATCTCGCCGCTGGCCGCAACGTCACCGTCGACGTGTCCATTGGGTACGCCCCGGCTCTGCGCCACGGCGGTGTTGTCCGTGATATCGATGGTGCAGCTTTCGATGTGAACCTGCAGATCTCCCAGGTTCACGTCGAAGTTCTTGCCGCCAATACGTGACATAGGGGTTACTCCGAATCGTCGGTGGAAAGGTCGAGGGCGATGTTGGCCGTCAGGTCTTTCGGGCAGTTGAGCGGGCGGAACTTGATGTAAACCTCCACCTTGGTTTTGCTGTGCCACACCAGGACGATGTCGCCGTCCTTGGGCGCCTCGATCTCGCCCGGGAACACCTGGCCGGCGAACGTGGCGGACTTGGC